ATTAAACTCTATCTCACCATAGATATCTGTTTCACCACCAACTCTACCTACAGATACCCTGCCTGACTGTGAACCTATTCTTAAATATCCGCCGACCGATCCTTGGTCATCTGCATCTATAAGAATATTCCCAGATTGATTCATACCAGAAGAGTAATCAGTTGTTATGGTTAGGTCCAAACCAGATATTGCACCACTGACGATTTTGTTAACTATCAAACCATCTTCGTCTACTACTGCGACTGGAATTTCGTTATTAACACTGAATACTATATTTCCGTTTGCTACTGGCACATATACATAACTGGTACCATCGCCTACAACTGATACTGAACCAAGCCAGGCCGTTGTTTGTGTAGAACCATCTGGGAACTGCAATTCACCATTTAATCCAAATGTCCATTGGTTTTCATCTGGCATAGCGATAGATACTGCAGTGTTTGGGCTAAGAATGATTTGTTCTACATTCTGTACTTGATACCAGTTTTGTATGGATGTACCAAAATAAATTCTGGCATCATTTGGACCAAACTGCATGGTGTAATCATCAGCAGCAGAAATAGAATGAGTATTTCCAACATCTAAACTGTCAGTTCTAAAATCACTTACTGTTGCACCAGATAAAAGCACAGAACAATTTTGCATGTCGATTGTGGTGTCGGTACCGAAATCGATAACTGCAGTATTTACTGATATTTCGTTTGAACTGTAAGTAAATGGTGAATTAAGTAATGAGTTAAATTCACCATCAAAAGCATCAGTGATGCCATAACCAGACAACGTTGTAGGGATACCAGACAGACTAGAGAATGCACCATCGAATAAAGTAGGTTTACCAGTTAGATCTGCATAAGCACCACTAAATAATGTTGGTTTGCCTGTTAGGTCGGCATATGCACCACTGAATAAGGTTGGTTTGCCTGTTAGGTCATTGTAAACGCCACTGAAGACAGATGAAGAGGTGATGTATCCGACATCATTCGTCAATTCAGAAACAGCGGTTGGAATGTCGGCTTCTTTTGCCAACGGAGTTCCACCATTGGTAACACCATCCATTACTACCAAGGTCTTCTTAGTAGTGTCCATAAAGATTTCGCCTTCAGAACCTCTTTCTGTCTGTAGGCCAGTTGTAGTATTTCTTCTGTGTTGTAGCGTTTGTGCCATCGTTGGCTGCTCCCGTTTTTTAAATATTTATTGATTTTGCAAGTCTTCCAAAGCATATCCTACCATGAGGTCTACGTCTGGGTTGAGAGAATTCTGCAAATCTAGAGGATTGATACCAGCAAAAATATCCACAACAAATGTGTTCGAACCATCACTACTATTTACGTAGTCTACCTTAACCGTCCAATCATCATCGTATTCAATATCACTCCACCCAATACTTGTGTTGGAAAGAATGACTGGATATATGTTTGTTCCACTTTCAAATGCGGAATTAGATGTTGTGCCTGTAGCGTATTCGATATCAATGAATTTAATGATTGGTTTAGTTCTATTTGGCCCAAAGTACCATGACTTCATGGTGAAACTTAGGGTGTAGAGAACGCTCTGTCTTTCATCAAACGACCCCTCATAGATTTCCTCTGTGGTCACACTATTTAAAATGAGAGGAATGTCAATAGGTTCTATGTCGTCAATCAGTCTCACAGTAGACGTGAAGTCTGGATTGAAGAAAGGAATGATCTGTTCTAAAACTTTGGCAGCATCTTCAGAATACTTAGTCATGATGTACAATGAAAATTCAAGGTTGTATGGAACACCCGCATATTGGAAACCACGTGACACGCCATTACTGTCGAATGACTGGTTTCTTATTTTCATTGTTGGATTAATTTTGCGATCTGGATCGTATGTCATACTGTTCAATTCGAAAGACATACGAGGCAATGTGATTGCAGATGGACGATTTAAATTTGGGTCCTGAGTTACCCTTGCTAAAATCTTTTGGAAAGGCGCATACGATATAGGAACGATCATCTCTTGAAGATCGTTTCCTAAACTATCTGTTCTTTTGATTTTTATCTGATTAAAATAAGTACCAAACAAGGCAACATATTTTCTTGTCGTCTGATTATAGAAATAGTTTGCTATTGCCATTTGGTTACCTATGTTTTATTATCTGGTATTGTTATGACTTCACTGAATGGGTCTATTTCTGAGAAGTCAATGATACCATCTGCATCTTTTTCAAAGTAGAAATTATCTGCAATTGGGTCTGTGTTTGCCAAGGCTTCCAACGATGCAACGTTTGCGGTACCGCCGATTGTGGTGACAATATCTTTGAAGACGTTGTCAATGTGTTCATAACCAGTTTGAATTCTCTCGTTACTGTACTCCATCAATTCGCATTTCAAATCGTATGTCTGCAGAGAACCCATTTGATAGAAAACAGATTCGTGTTCGACATGCATGATTTTGAAAATTTTACCATTCAATGGAAAGTAAATCAAATCTCCTTCAAATGGTCGTAATTGTTGTGGTTCGTCTTTCGTCACATAACGTTCAAAGGTGCGAACAGCCACGGTGAAAGTCACTTGGTCTCTAATCTGCAAACCAAACTTTGAAAGGAAGTCTCCCTCGCCTTCAAACCCTTCAACATTCTTTACATAAGCTTCAAACTTAAATACACGATTATATAGTGGTGTGTCGTCTTCATTTAAGATGTTGTCTATAGACCCAGCGGTACGCGGCAAGAATTCAAGATCTACACCGTACATACGGATAGATTCTATCACTAGATCATCAATGAGTTGTTGTTCATTGAAATTGTTGTAATTGCGAAAGAATACGTTCGTTGCCATAACTTATCCAATAAAGTTGTATGTTAGAGGCTGCAGACTTCTGACCGCATCTTCTTCCATTTTTTCTCTTTCCGTACGAGCCTCTTGTAAAATTTGTTCTCCATTAAATGAAACACCACCGACAAGTTGCATCCCCGTAAACTTGGTTAGGTTAAGACCCCATTGTTCACGAACAAGAACGGACGCATAGTTCTGCAACCAGCGGTCACCCCAAACATCAGAATAAGTGTCTGGATCAATAATGTCATATGCTTCGACAACGATGTATTCACCTGGCACGAACAATTCTTTGTCCATGTCAATGTAAAGTTTGTTAACGTGTTTGTTGTAACGAATGAGAGGACGGCCCACGAGAATTTCTTGCAACATTTCCAAGTGTTGCATACTCATGTAGTAATTAGCAACGTTGTAACCCGTAATGTCTTCTAGATTGTTCAGTACAAACTGATAAGAAACGTTGAAGATGCCAGTGCCCCCAGAAATAGAGGACTTGATATCAAACACACGGGAAATACCTAAAATTTGTGGCGGTAACGGAAAATAACCGTTATCGATATCTTGTTGTGTAATTTGGTGTTTTAAATATACAAGTTGACTACCATTATAATGATAATCACGCCAAAACGAAACTGCTTCATCTACGCGATCATCAACTTGTTCATCAGAAACGTTGATTTCGATAACAGGTGCACCGATTTTGCGTAAGATGTAATCTATGAATTCTTGTCTAGTGCTTGGCTGTGCCATGACTGGTTTCCTATGAACTTTTTAATTTGGTTTTCTTGTATTTATATCAAGAGCGACGTTCTATATCTTCTTCCAAAAGTTCACTGCCTTGCCATACTTCAATCACTTTTGTTTCGACTTTACCCACATTGGTAGCTTTGTGCCATGCAAGTGTAGGGATATCGATACTCTCTCCCTTCTTATACACCTTGGAAGTTTTATATCCATTCCCAAACTCAAGGTCCATTTGCAGTTCACCACTTACAACGTGCCAGTGTTCACTTCTCTTAAAGTGTCTTTGATCTGATAGGGATTGCCCAACATCAATGGAAAGTTCTTTGACCGCCCATGTTCCGTTTTTATCTAGTACCGTGTATTTACCCCAGTTACGAGTTACAGTTGGGTTCTTCCATTCTTTCAGAATCCAGCTCGAAGAATTCTTTTTATCCTCTCCACCAACCCCAAACGCGAATGAGAGGTTCGGCGCTTTAACTTCCATTTCTTGTATGTTACTCGCAGATCTATCTCCGCCATTAGCAAATATAATTTCATGTTCGGAATAATTTGCGCACGTGTCCGCCACAAATTTTTTACAGCTGTTATCTTCATCATAGTCCTCTTCAAATG